TGAACTTAGCAGCCTGCCAAACCGTCAGCAGGAAGAGATCGCAGCAACCTATCCTGTGCCTACAATGGAAGCGGTGCGCAAGAAGAAAGAATCTGTTCCCGAAACATTCCCCGACTGGGCGCTGCCTATGGCAAAAGAGTTTGTAAATAAAAAATGGGTACGCAAGCTGGAACATTTCAGCGCCGCTGCCCTGCAAGCCCTTGCAACCACCACGGGCGGAACGAACCTCTGCGGCGGCATCACTGATACCAGCGCAAAGGGCATCCGCTTCTACTTGGACGGTCAGCGCGTACAGTACACATGGGCACAGTTCGTCAAAGCCTGTGCAGGTGCAGGCATCACCCCCGAACCGATGCCGAAGAAAGCAACCGCAGAGCCGAAAAAAGCACCTGTGACCCGTGCAGAAAGATATGCGACATTCATTAACGATAACTGCACAGATACCGTAGACGGTATGTGCGACAATGCCAACGGCATTTTATCCCATGTCAAAAACGGTGTAATGATCGGATGCGCTGGATGCTGTCAGCTGTGCCTTGAAAAAACCACTTGCCCCACGGCTTGCACGCACTGCGCCCCCAAGCAGACCCCCGACACCGAAACCCAAACCCCAGCGCCCCCGGCGGATGCCGCGCCCGAATCTTCGGAGATCACCCCCGCGCCCATCGTGCAGGAAGAATCGCCCGCCGCAGACTGCGCGGAACCTACTGTCAGTGACAACATGATTGACGCGGCCCGAGATCTTAGTAACTACTGTGAAGCCCACGGCAGCGGCGAGTGCTGCGAAGGGTGCAGCTTCTATTTCTGCAATGAACAACGCGAGGGGTGCAGGATTGGTCTGCCGTTCACATGGGAGGTGTGACGATGAAGAATTTTATTTTTGTGCTTTTAGCAATTCTCGTTTTCGCTCTGATCGTCGTTGGAGTCTTTCTTGGCCTTGCTGGCCTTGAAGGTAACAGAGATTTCATTTGCAAGAAGCTTTTTTCGCGCAAAAAGCTGAAAAAACCTCTCAATGCAAAACCATACTGCGCACCCCTGCCGCCAGAGAAACCGAAGGATGACAATCTGCCACATGATATACAGTGCGAGGTATGCGGCTTTAAATTTATCCCGTATAATAGCAGCCGCTACATTGCAGTTGGAACGCACAACTACGGCAGATTTCATTACTACAATGAAGGAACCATAATCAGCGACACAGCCATTGTTGACGGCCTGCATGATGCCTTCGATTGCCCTATGTGCGGCTGTCAGATCGTGGTGCATCCGTATTTGCCGGTATACGAGGATTCGCAAAAGAAAGCAGTTGCACAGGAATTGTGAACGGACACAGAGGTAAGAGCACCACGATGCTTTAATGCCATACTGCTACTTGCGCATTTTTTCGCAAAAAAGCAGTGTGAAAACCTCTTGATAGAAACAGAACTGCGCCGCATTGTACGCGGCTGAATTATTGGAAGGAAGAATGAAATTATGACCCGAAAGAAAGCTATCAAAACCATTATGTCCGTCACCGGTCACGGCGACAAGCGCGCGGCAAGCGATACGTTTGATATGGTAAAAAAATGTATTGTCGGAAATCCAAGCAACGCCGATGTTTGTTTCCGCGCATTGGCTCTGATTTACAACAGAGCCAGCGCTGACCCGGAACCATGTTTTTACACATTCAGAACCATTGCGCGGGCGTGGCTGTTTGCAAAATTGCTGCGTGACCGTTACGACACCGGCATAGGCGGTACGCTGATTGGCGATGCGGAGGCGTAAACCCATGATGCACAAGGAAGAAGAAAAAAGCCGCATGGTGTGCCCGTTCCGTGTTCACGGCGTAACCACGCCATCTGCCACAATTCCAGATGCAATATTCAGGAATGAATATTTTATGCCGTGCCTGCATGATGACTGCCCCGCCTATCGGTGTGAAAAATATACCCGAAACACCCCGGCGGGCAAGGAAAATATCATCGTCGAACATTGCGCACGACTGGAGGAATGAAAAATGCGAATGATAGATGCCGATAGCCTTGAAAGCAAACTGCCCGCCCACAGCAACGACAGCGACCACGTTATGACCCGCAATTTCGCCGTTGAAAGTTTCCGGGCGCTTATCAAAGCAGAACCCACCGTGACCCCGTCGCCTGTCTACGCAAAGGGCATCTTATTAGATCGGGCAGTTCGGTACGACCTGCAAAATGCGTTCACGAAAGCGCTTTTAAATTTGCGTCTGGAGCTGATCGCTTACCCGGCCCGTAACACCACCGTGCCGCTGTACGGTGCGGACACGATAGAAGAACTTAACGCAAGAATTATTGAATGGTGCAGCCGCGAAGCCTGTAAGTCCTACAGTCCGGCAAGTGTGAAATACCATCTGAACGGCATAAACCAGTTCTGCCACACAGACTTTACCCGTGACGGCATGGAATATATCTATACTAATCTGGGCAACGGTATCAACCACGATCTGTGCCTGCGCTTTGTCGGTGAAATGGACTTTAATCTGAACAAGTTGAAACACGAGATTGAGAAAATGGAGAAGCCGACATGAACAGCGCCGTCTTTTACTCCAGCAAAACCGATATGTGGGCAACGCCGCAGGATTTCTTCGATGCCCTTGACGCCGAATTCCATTTCACGCTGGATGCCTGCGCAGTCAAGGAAAATGCAAAATGCGCGGCCTATTACACCCCAGAGCAAAACGGCCTTGACCAGCCTTGGACAGGCCAAGTGTGGTGCAATCCACCATACGGGCGGAACGTTGGCCAGTGGGTCAAAAAGGCTCACGACACTGCTTCGGGGGGGGGATTTGTCGTTATGCTACTGCCTGCCCGCACTGATACACGCTGGTTTCACGATTACATCTATGGAAAAACGGAAGTCAGGTTTATCAAAGGTCGCTTGAAATTTGGCAGTTGTCAAAACGCGGCCCCGTTTCCAAGCATGGTTGTAATTTTCGGAGGTGAACACAAAAATGAGTAGAACCCCATCTGAACCCCTGCGCTGTGAAACCTGCCTGTATTGGGAAGATTTCAACGGCGTATGCTTTTGCGGCGCAAGCCCCTATTGTGCCGACTTCACGGACGGCGATGACGGCTGCTGTTACTGGCAGCAGAAAGAGCCTGTCACACAATCCCCGGCGGATACGGAGGGCACAGAATGAAAGCATGGAACGTACATCAAAAATACGGCGATGCCACCGCTATCGTATTTGCGGAAACAGCGGGAAAAGCCAAAACGACAGCACTTGCAACAGAAAATTTCTGGGGCAGTGACTTTCTGGATGTTGAAGTACACCGTCAGCCCGGCGCTGACCAATTCTACACACCCGGAAAAACCGAAATGGACTGGTGCGACCCGCAGGACAGAATAAACATGGTTAAATATCTTGGCTTTACTTGTCTTGAACATGTCGAAGATTGCCATTTTTGCCCAGCAAAAGAATTTTGCGAAGATAGAAGGGATGTGTAGCCGTGTCAATCAGCAAAAAGACCCGCGTTGCGGTGTACAAGAAATTTGACGGTCATTGCGCTTACTGTGGCCGCCACATTGCCTACAATGATATGCAGGTAGACCACTTCAAGCCACAGAGGGCGTGGAACCCAGAGGATTCCGGCACGGACGACATTGAAAACCTTATGCCGTCTTGCCGTATGTGCAATCACTACAAGCGTGCCCACGACCTTGAAACATTCAGACAGTACATTGCAGAGATCCCGCGAAAGCTGCAAGAGAACTACATCTACAAGGTCGGCATTGTTTACGGCAATGTGCTGGAAAGTCCGAAAGCGATCAAGTTCTATTTTGAGAAAGCGAGGGATAACCATGCGGCTGATTGACGCAGAGGATGCAATGCACGACGAAATTCCAGATGATGAAGATTATGACGAGTGCGAGGAGCGTGAACCATGAACCGCTACACCCTGCCGCCCGGTATCGTCAAGGTCTGCGCAGGGCTGGTACAGGGGGCCAAAACGGAACCGTATCTTTCAGCCCTGTGTACTGCGGAACAGATGATCTTCGACAAATACCCGGCGGGCCAGCAGGACGAAGCGCACCGTCTGGCTGCTGCCATCAAGGTGAACGTCAAGCACCCGCGCAGACCCAGCGTCGCAACTCTGCTGCGGCAGTTCGACTTGAATATCAGCGAAAAGACTTTCCGCCGCTACAAGCGCGAATACTGCTACACACTAGCCCTTGAAGCTGGCCTTATTCCAGATGCAAGCCCTAAGCACTAAAGTTTACAGTTTGTTCATAATGTTGGCCAGATAAGCGATTTCAAGTGTGCTATAGTGGAATTGTCAGTCGGGAACACTGACGGCCTTTCTTCCTCCTATTCTATGGCGACACCCGGCCCGGCGGGCAATCCGGGATTATATGGTGTGCAAGGTATGGCGCACAGCGCGGCGGTTCGATTCCGCTACACATCACACAGCAGTAACTATTCTATACTACACAATCCCCGGCGGATTGCTTCGTGTTCTACTGGAACACCAACGGTGGACTATGGCACAGGCATTTGCGAAAGCGTTTTACAAATCAACAAAGTGGCGCAAGTGCCGCGCGGCGTTCGTCGCTTCCCGCGTCAACATTGACGGCGGCTTGTGTCAGATATGCAGAGATGCGCCCGGCTACATCGTCCATCACAAAGTATGGCTGACGCCGGAGAACATCACAGACCCGGACATTGCTTTGAATCCGGCGAACTTCCTGTATGTCTGCCACGATTGCCACAACAAAATTGAAAATGACGGTGGAAATCTTTACTACTTTGACGAAAACGGCCAGCCGCAGCCAGTGGACAAGGCCAACGCCAGCGGCACTACTCCCCCCTAGGCAGGCCCTAGCCCGGTTTGCCATAGAACCGAGGGAGTGAGCCACAAAGAACACACAGGTTATTTTCACATGACCGGGGGGTCTTGACAGATGAAACAGATTTGTTCCTGTTTTGCAGGAATCCGGGCGGAGGTGAACGGACGTTGCCAGACGATGTAATTGAAGCTGTGCGCGCCATACTGGAACATGGCAACACAGCCGAGATCAAGCGCCGAAAGAACGGTGAAATCATCGTTTTGGAAGTGCGGCGAAAAGTGAAAAAAAGCGCGGTGCAGTAAATGGTCTGCACTAAGGGCCGAGTGGGGCCGTAAACTGTCGATGGATGTCGGCGGTTTGCGGCCCTATATTTTTTTGTAAGGGAGGGCGTACAATGGCGCGGAAGAAGAACCAGCCGATTCGGATTCTGACCGAGAAGGAATTGAAATCAACGATTGAAGCCGTGCCGGAAGAACGCCGCGCACTTGCAAGCAATGTCGTGTCTGAACTGATCTGGATGTCCGGGATGCTGGGCACCTTGAAGAATAAGGCCGACGAAATCGGCCCACTGGATTTCTTCGTGCAGGGTGAACAATCCATGCTGCGCGAAAATCCTGCACTGAAAAGCTACAATACCACCATCAAGAATTATGCGACACTGCTTTCCAAGCTGACCGACTTGCTGCCCAAGGCTACCGCACCGCCGCCCACCACTGACGCGGGCGATCAGTTTGACAGTTTCGTTGCGGGACGTGATGCGGATTGATTCGCTATCCACTGACCTACAACCCGATACTTGAATACAACGCTGCCATTGAAAACGGGCAGGTTACTGTCAGCAAAAAGGTTGCCACTGTCTACCGTAAACTTGCACAGGATGTCGTCAACGGCTGCGGCGATTATGTTTACAGGGCCAAGCGCGCCAACCATGCAATAGAGTTCATCGAAAACTACTGCCGCCATAGCAAAGGCAAAGCGGGTGGCAAGCCGTTCATCCTTGAACTGTGGCAAAAAGCGCTTGCCGCCGCCATGTTCGGCTTCGTCCATGTTATTGACGGAACGCGAAAGTATCGGGAAGTCCTGCTTGTTGTTGCCCGTAAAAACGGCAAGTCAACATTGTCTGCGGCCATCGGCCTGTATTTGATGGTTGCAGACGGTGAACCCGGCGCGGAAATCTACGCCGTCGCCACCAAAAAAGATCAGGCAAAGATCATCTGGCAGGAAGCCCGCCGCATGGTTTGCAAGTCGCCTGTGCTGCACTGGACGCGCAAAACACCGAACGGAAAAATCAAGCCGCTTGTCGCTGAAATGGTTTCCGACTTCAACGACAGTGTATACAAGCCACTGGGCCACGACAGCGACACGCAGGACGGCTTGAATGTTCACGGCGGTCTGCTGGACGAAATTCACGCATGGGCACCGCCTATGCGCGCCCTGTATGACGTTATTGTTGACGGCGTGACCGCCCGTGAACAGCCGATGATCTTTGAAACCACGACGGCAGGCACGGTGCGCGAAGGTCTGTACGATGATCTGTATCAAGAAGCAGAAAATGTCATAAACGGTTTCTATGATGACAACGGCTATAAAAACGAACACTTCCTGCCCGTCATCTACGAACTGGACAGCCGCAAGGAATGGACAGACGAAAGCTGCTGGGCCAAGGCGAACCCCGGCTTAGGTACGATCAAGTCTGTGGAGCAGTTGCGGGCCAAGGTGCAGAAAGCCATTGCAAACCCGAAACTTGTGAAGAACCTGCTTTGCAAGGATTTCAACATTCCCGAAACCATCGGCGAAGCATGGCTGACTTTTGAGCAGTTGAACAACACCGCCACATTCGACGTGCGCCAGCTTCGGCCACGGTATGGCATCGGCGGCGCGGACTTTTCCAGCACTACCGACCTTACCGCTGCCGTCGTCATATTCATGGTTCCGGGCGACCCGCACATCTATGTCCTGTGTATGTTCTGGTTGCCCGAAGAACTGCTTGAACGCCGCGTGCGGGAAGATCGTATTCCTTACGACCTGTGGAAAGAACAAGGCTATCTGCGTACCTGTGAGGGCAACAAAGTCCGGCAGAAAGATGTCACGGAATGGTTCCTTGAAGTACAGAACGAACTTGACTGCTATATCTATTGTGGCGGTTATGACGCATGGTCTGCAAGCTACTGGGTAGACGAAATGCAGGACACCTTCGGCAAGGGCGTGTTCGTACCCGTGCAGCAGACCATGAAAACGCTGTCGCTACCCATGAAGCAGTTAGGTGCTGATTTTGATAGCAAACTTATCATTTACAACAATAACCCTGTCTTGAAATGGTGCCTTGCCAACACGGGCATTGTGGAAGATAAAAACGGCAACATCAAGCCGAACAAAACCAGCAAGGCGCGCAAGCGCATTGACGGTCTGGCCGCTCTGCTGGACGCTTTCGTAGTATTCCAAGACAGACAGGATGATTACAAAACTATGATTTGATCGGAGGATGCCCACATGGGAATTTTTCAACGGTTGCGCGCGGCTGTTGCCCGCAGTCCCACCGTAGCACAAGTCAAGATGGTAACGGAGACAGGCAACGGTCTGTATGTCTACGACGGGAACCTGTACAAAAGCGACATCGTGCGCGCCTGCATCCGCCCGAAAATCAAGGCCGTGGGCAAGGCCACACCGCGCCACATCCGAACGACCATCGGCCCGGACGGCAAAACCAACACGCAGACGAACCCAGACCCCTACATTCGCCTGCTGCTGGAAGAACCGAACCAGTACATGACGTGGCAGATGTACGCGGAGAAAATGGAAACGCAGTTGATCTTGAACAACAATGCGTTTGCGCTTATCCAGCGCGATGACAACGGTTTCCCCGTTGCACTGTTTCCCATCGTCGCCAGCAGTGTGCAGGCCCTCTATAACAAAGCGGGCGAACTGCTGCTGCAATTCTGGTTGCCGAACGGCAGCACATGGACATTTGCCTATACCGACGTTATCCATCTGCGCAACGATTACAACGAAAATGACGTGTTCGGCACGCCGCCCGGCCCTGCGCTTCAAAGCGTCATGGAAGTCATCGGCACGACTGACCGCAGCATCATCAACGCTGTTCGCAACGGCGCGGTCATCCGATGGCTGCTGAAATTCACATCCAGCGGTATGCGCCCGGAGGACATCAAGAAGCAGACAAAGGACTTTGCCGATGCTTTCCTTGATAACAACAACAGCACGGGCGTTGCAGGTACGGACGTAAAGGCCGATGCCGTGCAGTTGGAACCGCACGACTATGTGCCAAACGCCCTGCAAAGTCAGAACAACATCACGCGGCTGTACAGCTTCTTCAACACAAACGAAAAAATCGTGAAATCCTCTTTTTCGGAAAATGAGTGGATAAGCTACTACGAAGCCCAAGTTGAACCCGATCTGCTGCAAATCGCTGCCGAGCACACACGCAAACTGTGGAACCGGCGGCAGCGCGCATTCGGGAACAAGCTGTATCTGGAAAGTTCAAATCTGCAATACGCCAGCATGAGCACGAAACTTTCCCTTGAATCTATGGTTGACCGTGGCGCTATGCTGCCAAACGAGTGGCGCGCTGTCTTTGGCCTTGCCCCTGTGGCAGGCGGTGACGAACCCATCGTCTTGACACCGCGCCCGTAAAACAAACGAAGTCGGGAGGTGAAACCGAATGAGAGTAAACGTAAAAGGCGTGATTATCCCGCAGGATTATAAGCGCGTCTACGACTGGTTTGACATGGAATCCACCACGCCGAAAGACGTTGCGGATGCCCTTGCCGCCGCAAACGGACAGCCCATTGAAGTGTACATCAATTCCGGCGGCGGTTATGTTCATGCCGGGACGGACATTTACACAGCCTTGTGCGAGTATCCCGGCGAGGTCAATATCAAGATCATCTACGCCGCCAGCGCCGCCAGCGTCATTGCAATGGCTGGGCACAGCATGATTTCCCCCGTGGGTCAGATGATGATTCATAATGTGTACAGCAGTGCCGACGGCGACTACCGCGCACTGCACTGCGCAGGAGATCGACTTGACATTGCCTGTGATGCCCTTGCCAACGCCTATATGCGCAAGACCGGGAAAACCCGCGATGAAATCCGCGCCATGATGGACGCGGAAACATGGGTTGACGCCCGCCGCGCCGTGGAACTTGGCCTTGTGGATGAAGTCATGGGCGGCGACCTTGTCGCCGCCGATGTGCCCGGACTGTTGCCCGAAAGCGTCGTGCAAAAGACGCTTGCCATGTTCCGCGATCAGAACGCTGCTGCTTTGGCGCAGGCCAAAACCGATTATGAAAATCTTATCAAAAAAGGAGCTGTCTAACATGATGACGAAAGAACAGTACAATGCCCAGCGCACCAAACTGCTGAACGATATGCGCGCCGCCATCGACGCGGGCGACATCGAGACTTCCAACCACTGCCGCGATGAGATCAACCAGCTTGACGCGGATTATGAAGCTGCCGCGCAGGCCCGCGCGAATCTGGCCGCGCTGGAAAACAGCAACCGCAGTTACAACCTGCCCGATGTGACCCCCGCCCAGACCAACGCTGCCCCGCAGATGGTCACGATCAACAACTTCGGCGGGCAGACTGCCCACACCGACCCCAGCGAGACGAACGAGTACCGCACGGCGTTTATGAACTTCGTCTGCCGCGGCACCGAGATTCCCGCCGATCTGCGCGCCAGCGTGGCCCCGATGCTGAATGTGGCCGCTACCACGACCACCACCGACGCGAGCGCGGTCATTCCCACCACGATCACCCGCGAGATCATCCGCGAGATGAAGTCTTACGGCAGCCTGTACGCCAAAATCCGCAGGCTGAATGTGCAGGGCGGTGTCGAGTTCCCGATTCTGACCTTGAAGCCTACCGCCAACTGGATTGGCGAGAGCAAGTCCAGCGACGATCAGAAGCTGACCGCCAACACGAAGGTTTCCTTCAGCTACTACGGTCTGGAATGCAAAATCGCACAGACCCTGCTTGCGTCCATCGTCACCTTCGATGAGTTCCAGCAGATGTTTGTGCCGCTGGCTGTGGAAGCTATCGTTGCCGCAAAGGAAAAGGCCATCATTTCCGGTACCGGCAGCGGGCAGTTCCGTGGCATCACCAAGGACAGCCGCGTGCCCACCAAGAATGTTGTCGTTCTTTCCCCTGATGAGATCGGCGACTATTCCGCATGGCACAAGAAAGTCATCGCCAAGATTCCCAAGGCGTACCGCAAGGGTGAGTTTGTCATGGCGCAGGGCACGTTTGACGGCTACATTGACGGCATGGTCGATAAGAACGGACAGCCTATTGGCCGCGTGAACTACGGCATCGACGGCGGAGAGACGTACCGCTTCTGCGGCAAGCCTGTGGAGACTGTCGAGGATGACATCATCGCCAACTTCGATGCCGCCGCCAAGGATGATGTCATTGCCGTGTACTTCAACCCCAGCGACTACGCCGAGAACAGCAACGGTCAGTTTGCCGCCGTCAAGTGGATGGATCACGACGATAACACCGTCAAGACTAAGGTGCTGCACATCTGCGATGGCAAGCTGCTTGACCCGAACGGCGTCATCATCATCAAGAAGGGCGAAACCGCAAAGGTCGTCGGCTCTTAACCTGCGAGGTGTAAAACGTGCTTGACTTTGCAAAAAAGTGTCTGCGCATCCGCAGAGACAACACCGCGTTTGATGATGAAGTTGCAGATTTGATTGCTGCCTGCAAAGCTGATCTGCGCAAACATGGTGTCGTGAAGATCAGCGAAAGTGACCCGCTTATCAAACAGGCCGTCAAGCTGTATTGCAAGGGCAATTTCGGGTACGGTGGCGATGATGCCGAACGGTTTCAGAAAAGCTATGAAAGCCTTGCAAACAGTTTGAGCCTGTGCGGGGACTATTTGGAGGATTGACCCGTGTATTTCAGTGATGAAATTATTCTGATTACAACGGACGATTCCGGCACCGATGAAATCGGCAGGCAGACCGAAACCGAGACGGGCCGCGTGACGGTGTACGGCGACATTAAGAGCGTGAGCCGGGAAGAATCCTTTACCGCGGGTTCCCACGGGTACAGCAATGTACAGAAATTCGTGCTGCACCCGTGGGATTACAGCGGCGAGAAATACGCCATGGTGGACGGCAAAAGAAAGCTGATTTACCGCACCTATCAGGCTGACCCTGACACGCTGGAACTGTATGCAGCAACCAAAAGGGGCATCTCATGAGCGGCACGATTAAGGTCAAACCGGAGCAACTGGCGGCGGCTATCCGAAAGGAACTTGAATCTTATTCCAAGGCATCCACCGAGGAAACGAAAAAATTGATTCGTGAAACGGCGAAAGTCTGCAAGGAAGAAATTCAAAACGCATCACCCGTCAGAACTGGCAAATATCGCAAGGGCTGGTCTATAAAATCCCTGTGGGAAGATAACGATAGCCTGCGCGAAATTGTCCGCAATCGTTCTGCGTGGCAGCTTACCCACCTTTTGGAAAACGGTCACGCAAAGAAAAACGGCGGGCGCGTGCAGTCGTACCCGCACATCAAAACCGCCGAAGAGAGAGCGATTGAACGTCTTATGAATGGCGTAAAAGCCATTTATGGCGCAAAGTGATTTAATTGTCGTAGTCTGCTGTGGTGTCTATCTTCTTTTCCAGCAAGTAGCGAAATACTTTTGCAGTGTCCACACAATCCCCCAATGCGCGGTGTGCATCCATTCTGTCAATCCAGAAATGAGCGCACAGGGTTTCCAACTTATAATCCATAACATCATAATTTTGGTTATAATTCGGCCCATAGCCACCCGTTTCCCTGTCATAAGACCACTTTGGCTTTTTCAGCAGATGCCCCGCAAGTTCATAGGTGTCGTAGAAGCGGCGTGTTTCCGGCGTAACATCCAGACCAGCGCGGCATAGGAATTTTAAATCAAATTCCAGATTGTGCCCCAACAGCGGCATATCCCCGATGAACTCTTGCAGTGACGGGATGATCTGATACAGCATCGGCGCACCCTCTAACATTTCGGGCGTTATACCATTGACGGACATTGCTTCACGCGCAGAATCCATCGAAAGTTTCTGCGGGGGGGGGGGTGATCATTGTATGGAATACCTCAACAAATTTATAACCCATTACTTTGATTGCCGCCACTTCCAAAACCGCGTCTTTTGTGCATGACAGCCCTGTTGTTTCGGTATCCAAAACAACAAAGTCTGCAAATTTTGCAGGGTTGCTCTTGGCCGTAACACGGGGGTATGTCATTGCTTCTTTGAGGTAAGACACAGATTGCGCCTTTTGCTTCACACCGTCACGGCGTATTTCTGCATGGGGCAGATTGTTCAGCTCTTCCCAGAAGGCGGCCTTCTTGCGTTCCCGTTCTAGGCGTGCCGCTTCTGCAAGTTCCTTTTCACACTTTTCACATTGACCGAAGCTGTTCAGCTTTAAGAAAATCCCCCATTTGCCGCAACGTTTACACTTTGCCATAAGTAACACCCTTTCGCATTTATTTATTACCAGCATAGCAGAAATGCACGATATATGCAACAAAAAATTAAAACGGAGGTATTGCGGTTGACGCAGGCTGAATTAAAAGCGGTACTGGACAGCAGCGGTATTCCGTTTGCATACCGCGCATGGAAAAACGGCCATGATCTGCCGTTCGGCGTGTTCTATTTTGAGCGCGATAATCCTTTTGCGGCAGACGGCATCGTATACGCCAAAAAGACCCGCTATGCTCTGGAACTGTACACAGCCGAAAAAGACCCCGATACCGAAGCGGCGCTTGAAAAATCGCTGACGGCGGCGGGCATCTTTTACAGCAAGTCCGATGAAATCTACATTGACGAAGAACAGATGTTCTATGTCATCTATGAAATTGAGGTGTAAAAATGTCTAAAGATAAAGTGCTTTTCAATCTCAAAAACGCGCACTACGCCAAGCACAAAGTGACTGGCGAAGATGGCACGATCACCTTCGACACCCCTGTTGCCATCCCCGGCAGCGTGTCGCTGTCTCTGGATGCCGAAGGCGAAGTTACGAAGTTCTACGCGGACGGCATTGTGTACTACGTCTGCCAGAGCAACAACGGCTATTCCGGCGATTTTGAAGTCGCTATGTTCCCCGAACAGATGATGCTTGACATCTGGGGCATGACGAAAAGCAAAAACGGCCTGATTGTCGAGAATGCCAACGTCCAGCCCGCCAGCTTTGCCCTGCTGTTTGAGGTGGACGGCGACACCACCGGGCGTAAGTATGTTTTGTACAACTGTTCCGCCACGCGCCCCGGTATCAACGCCAACACCAAGAGCGAAACCACCGACCCCGACACCCAGACTTCCACCATCACCGTGTCCCCGATGGCTGACGGTACGATCAAGGCCCACACGGCAGACGATGCCACCACCGCCACGCTGAACGGCTGGTACACAAGCGTTACCCTGCCCACTGATGCAACCTAAAGTGTTCCACCGGAACACCCTGTATACAGGAGATCATACACATGGAAAAAACCATCAACATCGACGGCAAAGAAGTCCGCCTGCGTGCCACTGCTGCCGTGCCGCGCTTGTATCGTATCAAGTTCGGGCGTGACATCATGCAGGACTTGTCGAAGCTTTCCGACGCTTACGAGAAGGCTACCACCGAACAGGAACAGTTTGAAGCTACCGATCTTGGCCTGTTTGAGAATGTGGCCTACATCATGGCAAAGCACGCTGACAAAGATGCTGTGCCGTCCAGCGTAGAAGAATGGCTGGATTCCTTCGAGGTGTTCAGCATCTATCAAGTCCTGCCGGAAATTCTGACGCTGTGGAATCTAAACACGCTGACAACGGCAAAGCCGAAAAAAAAACAAGGGTAAGCACCCGCGAAATGACAACGCCGCTGTTTTTGCTGCGCTGTGTGCAGATGGGAATTGCCCTGCGCGATCTTGATTTGCTGACCGTCGGCATGGTAAACGACATGGCGATTGAGCGGGAAAACGATGACTACAAGTGGCCGCTGAAAGCGACGCAGGCAGACATCGACAAATTCTTTGGGTGAGGTGAATAGAGTGAAGCGTTTTAAGGCAGCTGCAAAAATGTTTTGGGAATTGTGCAAGATTCCCGGATTCTGGATTTATTTTTACAGTGCGGTCATCAATACTATTTGCTCGTTCGGTTATTACTTCAATAATTGTAATGATTGCAGTAGAAATGGTTGCAATAGCCATCGCTAAGTTAAAGAAGAAATTTCGCGTGCTTTTTTCGTATGCTTCCGTTGCTTTCGTAGACAGCGTAACATCTGTGTCATCGTCGTATTTGACATCGGAAAAGTCAAGCATATCTGCACCAACGGTTTCTTGCAGTTTAATGTAGTCGCCTACTTTTGTTACTTCCAAGACCTTACCCAGTTTCTTGTACTTCCGAACGGCGGTGAAAATTTTATACTGCTGTTTTGTCATGGCAAATGCCCCCTTTGCCTACAAGGATAGCACACATTATTTGCAGGGGCAATATTAACGGTGCAGTAAATGGTCTGCACTAAGGGCTGAATGGAGCCGCACGGAAAGGAGGCGGCGACGTTTGCCCGCCTATAACATTAAGGGCATCACCGTCGAAATTGGCGGCGATACCAAAAATTTCAACACAGCGCTGGATGAACTGAACAGAAAGGTAAACAGTTCGGCTACCGAAATTGGCAAGCTGAATCGCCTGCTGAAACTTGACCCCAGCAATACCGTTCTACTTACCCAAAAGCAGGAACTTTTGACAAAGGAAATTGCCGCAAGCAAAGACAAACTTGCAGCACTTACCCAAGCGAAAGAACAGTGTAGTAAAACGATGCAGAACGGCACGGAGTCAGAACAAGCGGAATACCGCAAGTTGTGCGCTGAAATCGAAGAAACCAAACTGCGCATAGACAACTTGACCGACGCTTATAACAAATCGAACACTGCGGCCCAAAAGCTGGCCGCTGTGGGCGATAAGATGCAGAAAGTGGGCGACGGTATATCTGCCGTCGGCAAGGCCGTTGCCCCTGTCTCTGCCGCCGTGGCAGGTGTTGGCGGTGTCGGCTTGAAGCTGGCCGCAGACTTTGAAGATGCTTTCGCCAAGGTCAGCACCCTGTTGGACGCATCAACAACCGATTTTGAAGCGTACAAGGCGGACATCATGGCCGCCAGCGACGAAACGGGCGTTTCCGTCAACGATTTTTCCGAAGCCGTGTACAGCGCCATTTCCGCCAGTGTGGACGCTGCCGATGCAGTTGATTTCACCACGTCGGCAGTCAAGCTGGCGAAAGGCGGCTTTACCGATACCGCAAAGGCCGTTGATGTTATGACGACGGCCATCAATGGCTATCAGTTGAGCGCCGAGGATGCAACCAAAATCAGCGATATGTTGATTACCACGCAGAACGCAGGTAAAACCACCGTTGACGAACTTGCGTCCAGCATGGGCAAGGTCATTCCCGTGGCCGCTGCGGCCAACTACGACATGACCGAACTTTCGACTGCCTACGCCCTGCTTACCAAGAACGGCATTGCCACCGCAGAATCCGGCACTTACTTAAAATCCATGCTGAACGAACTTACAAAGTCCGGCAGCATCACCGACACAACCCTGCGCGAACTGACGGGTAAGGGCTTTGCCGATCTGAAAGCCGAGGGCAATTCTACATCCGACATTCTGAATATGCTTTCTGATGCCGCCGCCAAGGATGGCAAGACCCTGAAAGACATGTTCGGCAGTGTCGAAGCCGGTTCTGCCGCAATGGTGCTTGCCCGTAACGACGGTGCAGACTACAACGAAATTCTGACCCAGATGCAGGATTGCAGCAATGCGACAGATGAAGCGTTCCAGAAAGTCACCGACACCACCAACCAGAAATTTGCCAAGGCGCTGAACGAAGCCAAAAACGCCCTGACCGACTTGATGGACAAGCTGCTGCCAAGCATCACGCAAATCATCAAAGGCGTGACGGGTGTCGTGGACAAATTCAGCGGTATGGATGAATCCACACAACAAATCATCCTGACCGTGGGTGGCCTGATTGCCGCGCTGGGGCCTGTGCTGATATTTATCGGCAATCTGACATCCAGCATCGGCGGGATACTGAAAGCGGCCCCGAAAATCGTTTCTACCGTTGCGAAAGTCAAGGGCGCTGTTTCCGGTCTGTTCAGTCTGCTGGCCACAAACCCGTTTGTGCTGGTCGTGGCGGGCATTGTGGCACTGGTTGCCGTGTTTGTCGCCCTCTGGAACAAATCCGAAGCAATTTCTGGATTGGGCTGTGGGAAGCTATAAAATCCGCTGTTTCTACCGCGATCACCACCGTGCAGAATTTGTTTACTGTTTTGCAAACGGCATTTTCTACCGCATGGAATGCGATTCAGACCGTTGTTTCCACCGTCGTATCTGCCATCGCCAGCACATTGCAGGCCGCATGGACGGGAATCACCACCGCCGTGCAGACTGCTTTGACAACAATACAGACAATCTTTACTACGGCTTGGGACGGCATCAAAGCCATTGTTGAAACCGTCGTCACTGTTATTACAACAACGCTTCAAAATGCGTGGGACATCGTCAGCGACGGTGTGACAACGGCTTTTGAGGGCATCCAGCAGATTTTTACAAGCATCTGGGACGCCATCAAGACCGCTGTGCTGGGCGTTGTCCTTATCATCTGCGATTTAGTCACCGGCGATTTTGACGCGCTGAAAAGTGATATTTCCAACATCCTGTCCGCACTGTCGGAAGCGATTTCCGGCATCTGGAACGGCATCCAGACATTTATCAGCGGTGTCATGTCGGCCATTGTCAGCTTTTTACAGGCAGAATGGAACGGCCTGCTGACGATTATCAGCACCGTGTGCAATGCGATCAGCACCGCCGTACAGGCGATTTGGAACGCAATCAAGACGTTCTTGTCGTCCACCATGACCGCCATCGGCAACGCTGTCACCACCGCGTGGAATGGATTCCTTGCCACGATTTCCAGCTTGTGCCAGACAATCAGCACCACCGTACAGAACATCTGGAACGGCATTCTTGATTTCTTCCGCGCTCTGCCGTCCACGCTGGCAACGCTGGGCCGAACGATGTTCCAGCGCATGGCCGATGCAATTAAGGGCATGGCCGGCACAGTCTACAGTGCTGCTACAGGCTGCATCAGCAAGGCTGTGGACTTCATCAAGGCGCTGCCCGAAAAGGCGCTTGGATGGGGCAAGGATTTCATCAACGGATTTGCAAAGGGCATCGCCAATGCGGCAAGCGCTGTTGTGGACAATGTGCGCGGCCTTGCCGATGACATCCGCAGTCTGCTGCATTTTTCCCGTCCCGATGAAGGGCCGCTGCGCGATTACGAAAAGTGGCCTGTGGACTTCATCCACGGTTACGCTAATGCAATGCGCAGTGCCATGCCGTACTTGCAAAAGACCCTTGACGGCATCACCGCAGGAATGGCAATCATGGTAAACGGCCCGCAGCTTGCAGGCGCAGGCGCGGCCCCGGTTCCCACCACGAAAACCATCAACTACAACCAGACCATCAATGTGACAAGCCCTGACCCGGTATCCCCCGCAGAGACGGCGCGGGCGACCCGCATTGCAACCCGCGATTTGATTTCCAAAATAAAGGGGTGATACAGTGCGAAACTTCCTGCTTGTCTGTGATAACGGCAGCGGCGAGAAAATCACAATCGGCTACCGCTGGCCGCTCTGGCTGGACGACGTGGACGGTCTGACAAGCTCTGATTTTGACGTTGATACAGAAAAAGGCAACGATCAGGACGGTGAACATCACAAGTCCAGCACAGCCGCGAAGCGCAACATTGTAATTTACTGCTGGGTCAAGGATAACATTCAAGCTATGCGGGAAAAGTTATACAGCTATTTCCCGCGCGGTGAGACCGGTACACTGTATGTGACAGATGAGGGCATCACCCGCAAAATCGACTACAAACCCGAATTTGTCCATGTTGACCCCACAGGCCAGCAGCGCAAAGTCACAATCAGTTTGGTGTGCCCCGACCCGAAATTCAAGGCAGTTACCGATGACCGCGTTGAAATGGCCGTGTGGGATGGCCTGATTGAATTTCCCGATGATGTGCTTGAACTGCCCACAGAAGCATTTGAAATGACAACAAAGCGTGCCAACTTGGCTGTTGCCGTTGAGAACGCAAGCAATGTTGCGCGCGGTTTGACAGTGCAATTCATTGCAACAGGAACTGTGACGAACCCCAGCTTGTTTGAAGTACGCAGTCAGAAGGGCTTTAAAATCCGCTGTCAGATGCACGCGGGCGATGTCCTGACCGTCACGACGGGATTCAAAAACAAACGAATCATGCTAAAATCGGACGGCGTGGAAAAAGGCGCAAATAACATGTGGGTATTCGGCTCAACATGGTTGCAGGTCGAACCCGGCAGCAATGTGTTCCGTTATGATGCTGAAAGCGGCGTTGACAATTTGGATGTTGTTATGTCCAGCACACCGGTATTCTGGGGGGTGTAGCCTATGGAACTGTATGCCTACCGCGAAAACGGCGAATTTATCGGAACCATTGACTTCTACACATCCCTGCGCTGGCGGCGGCAGTATTGGACTGCCGGAGAAGTGGAACTGCATCTGCCCGCTACCAAAGAAAACCTTGCCGCTATCCAAGCGGGCGTTATCCTGCGCAGGGTAGGTCGCACCGAATCCGCCCGCATTATGGGCATCAAAACCAAAGGCGGCGAGATCACCGCCAATGCGCGGATGCTTGAAATATATTTTTCGATGGCCTATGTCATCGGAACGAAATCCTTCACGGGCACGCCTGCCGAAATCCTTTGCCAACTGGCCGAAGATGCCCGCGAATCCGTGCCCGAACTGGTCGTTGACAAAACGGCACTACCCAGCGGCGCAGAAATCACGATTCAGTTGGACTTCAAAAACACGCTGAAAGCCATGACCGCCGTTGCGAAAGCCTACGGACTGGGTTTTCGGCTGCTGTTTTCCGAAAATCAAAAATTTACCTTCCAAGTGTACGAAGGCACAGACCGAAGTGCCGATCAGGCCGACAACAACATTGTGTATTTCACCGACGAATTTCAGAACTTCATCGACCCGGAATATAACTTTGACGAATCCGACTACTGCAATGTAGCCTATGCGCGCGGCAGTGATGGCAAGGTTGCCTGTATTGACCGTTCCAACGGCGGGCGCAAGCGCGTCTGCTTTGTGGATGCGTCCAGCATCACGCCCGATGACAAAACCGAAGCGGCCTATCTGAACGAGCTGAAAACACAATGTGGTTGGGGCCTGTTCGACCACATCAAAACGAAATCTTTCACGGGCACTGCCGTGAACATTGAGAACTTCGCCTATATGCAGGATTGGGACTTGGGCGACATCGTTACAACAGGCGATTCCAGTATTGGCATCACCATGAACGAACGTGTTACCGAGGTTGAAGAAGTCTATGAAAAAGGCAGTGTCACGATCTACCCAGTGACGGGCAAAACAAAATCCGAAACTTTGAATTTGGAGGACATCTAAATGGGAGAATGGAGCGGCTTTTTCCCGTCGTCCGGCGGCGACAGGAAGTACAAAACAGCCCACATTGCCGCGATCACCGATGCGCTGTTCCACTCTGGCGTGTGCCAAAACGATGATCTGACGCTTGCCCCGGCAGGCGCTATGACCGCCGCACTGGGCGCGGGCCGCGCTCTGGTAAACGGATACCACTACCAGAACGACAGCCCCTTGAACCTCACGTTCGGCTATGCTGACGGCACGCTGGCGCGCATTGATGCAGTCATGCTGCGGCGGGATGTCAATTCCCGCGACATTCACGCGGTTGTCGTACCCGGCACGCCTTCCATCAATCCGACGGCCCCCGCTTGCACCCGTGATGCCGACGCATACGATCTGTGCCTGTATCATGTGCGGATTCCCGCAGGCGCTACCGCCATTACGGCATCCATGATTACAGACCGCCGCGCCGACGCTGATCTGTGCGGGTATGTCTACTGCAAGTTTTCTGGCATCGGCACATCCGTTATGCAGGCGGCAGTCGATGAAATGATTGCCAGCGTCAGCGCAGAACTGAACCAGTTGAACGCGGGCACGGCAGTCATGACGAAAGCGCAGTACGACCCGAACGGCAGCGGTGTAGATGTCACGGCGCAGATTTACAAGTGTACCAAGAACGGCAAGGTTTATGCGTTGACTGGGCACGGCGGTTTTGGCCGTTTCAAGGTTCCTGCGGCATGGGCCAGCGGCGACACATGGACAGTCAACGGCAAGAGCGTTCCCGCCTTCTGCGGCGCGGATGCCGTGGACGGCGACACAATCGTTGCGGGCCGCTGGGTGTTGTTCTCTTACGACGGAACCCAGCTAAATTTTAGCGGCGGCGGTGGGTTATCACTCGGAAAGCTGGCACAGGCCACCGCCAAGCCCGGTCAAGTGCTGGCGGGCGTTCCGTACTATGCGGGCAACAAAACGCTGAAAAAAGGAACCATGCCTGACCGCGGGCAAAACCAGTACGGCGGGAGCGTGGAAGCCGGAACCGACTATATAGCAATCCGTGATCTGCCCGAAGGCTACTACCACGCTGACGATGCTAAAAATGCCCCCGAAGCCCGCGCCAAGATGACAGAGTTCGGCACGGCTGGCAAGGATGAATTGATGGCCGGGTACACCATGACCAGCAAAGAGGGCTTGCGCATTGGCGGTACGCTGATTCTGTCCGGCAACGCCGACACAAGCGATGTTCTTAGCGGAAAAGAGTTTTACACCAACGACCCCAAAACCAAAAAGAGGGGCACGCTCGCCCTGTCCGGCAGCGCCACCGCTGCTGATGTTCTGGCGGGAAAAACGTTCTATAACACCGATGCCAAAAGCAAGCAAGGGGGCAAGATGGCCGACAACGGCGACTGGAGCGCAACGCTTGCGCCGGGCGGGTCTATCACGGTGCCACCCGGAAAGCACAGTGGCGGCGGCAGCGTAGTTGCCAAGCCCTTAAAGACGATCACCATGAACATTTCAAGCTGGCCGCACGAATACCCCGCAATGGAGTGGCACTATACGCTGACAGGTGGAACGCTTGTCGGTGTCGCGTCGCTTGACGGTTCCGGCGACGGAAGCAGCAACACTGTAGATAGCATTCGTATTGTGGGAAACACTGTATATGTCGCAAACCGACAGGGCGGCACTCCTATACGAAATATCACCCTGCTGTATTACTAAGAAAGGGATGAACCATGGCAGAACTTATCACGATTGATGTCTTGACCCGTGCAATCACTATTCCCACCGGGCAGGAATCGTTCGGCGTTGCTGGCGATAAAAACGTTGAAACAAAGCACATCCGCATCAACGGCCATGTAACCGCCAGCGGTCTTGACCTGTCCCAAAATTTTGTTTGGCGCGTCGTTGGTAACAATGGCGGCGGCGGGCCGTTCTCCGACCCCATCGACATCACCACGCTTACATCTGATGGTTGCATTGAAATGGACTGGACACCCAGCCCCGCCGCAATGGCGCGCAAAGGCAAGCTGCATTTCAATGTGTGCGGTATCGAAGTTGATGACAGCGGCGTGTCACTGCATGAATGGCACAGCGAAATGGGCACGGGTATTGCCAAGGAAAACGCCGAAGCCCCCGTTGAGGACATCGGCGGCGCTGATCTTGTGGCGCATTTGCAGGCCATGGCCGTGCAGGTTGCAAACAACGCAAAGGTCACTGCCGATGCCACCGCGGATGTAAAGAACGCCGCAGAACAGGTCGAGCAAGGCAAGAACACTGCCCTTGAAGCCGTGGAATCCATCATTGACAGCGCGAAGGAAGCGTCTGACGCTGCGGCAACCTCTGTTGCCGCCCGTGATGTTGCCAAAACAGCACAGAACGCCGCCACCCAGCAGGCCACGCAGGCCGCCCAGAGCAAGGACGCTGCGGACAAGTTGATGCAGCAGGCCAAGACCTACGCCGACGAAGCGGCGGGCTATGCTGGCGCGGCAAAGTATTCTTTCGGCTATACCACTGACGGCAGATTTGCATTTTTCGTAAACGATGAAAGCGAGGTATAAAACATGACCCCTGTATGTTTTCCTTTTACCGATGACACAGGCAAAGAAATGCGCGATCTCATGTCGCGGCAGACAGAATTGCTGGCCGCGATTGCGGCAGGCAACGCAAGCGCCGAATTCATTGATGCGAGTTTTGGCGCACTGCTGGACGGCACGAACACTACAAAAGTGTTTTGGCTTTGGTGGCCGTTGAGCGCCACCGGTGGTGCGTCGAAGTATGACCGCCTGTGCCGCTTCTTTGCCATGATGGCAAAAGCTGGATATAAGCTTGCCTATACGCTACGCTTTTATCCGGACACGGCATCTTCTGACTACACGGGTACGCCGCTGGACGATCTGGCAGATGGCCGCACCGCCGCACCGCTTGTGACCAATGCCGCCACCGACGTGACCGATTGGGCCGAAGAAGATCTGTTTACGTGGTACATCCGCGCCAACGCCTTGAGCCTTGCCGACGGTACCATGAACATTCTTGCACTTGAGGGCGAACGCGAGTTTGACATCACAGGCGAAACCGCCCCCGTCTACTGCTTCTCTTTGGCGCTGTGCCTTAAAGAGTGGGAAGATACCAGCTATATGTATAACAGTTGGCGCACCTATCCCGGCAACGGCTATGTGCCGATGGCTGGCG